CGGCCAGTCTCTCTCCGATGCAGTCCAAAATTCACCAAGACAGTCCGTTCACTAGCCGACCCGATCCAGAACAGTCCTGATGCCAGCCAAAAGGAAACCAGCGCTACGAGGGGCAACTGAGCCAAGGCTTCACAGCCCTTATCTCAAGGGCGCTTCTAAGGTTGACGATGTAATTGAGTTAGCCAACCTAATCCAACTGCCTTTATTACCATGGCAAGAGTTCTGCCTCAAAGATATGCTCCGCGTGGACAAGAAAGGTAACTGGATACGCAAAACTAACCTGCTGCTGGTTGCCCGGCAAAATGGCAAGACCCATTTAACGAGAATGCTTATCTTGGCTCATCTGATTAAGTGGGATAGCAAGAACATCATCATTGCTTCATCTAATCGCTCGATGGCGCTTGATACCTTTCGCCAAGTAGCCCATGTCTTTGAAAACAACGAGAACTTGATGCAGCTAGTCAAACAGATCCGATACGCCAACGGAACTGAGTCGATCGAGATGAAAGACGGCCGCAGACTCGATGTAGTAGCAGCAACGAGAGACGGAGCGCGTGGTCGATCCGCCGATGCGCTATTCCTCGATGAAATCCGCGAATGGTCAGAGGAAGGCTATCGAGCAGCGATGCCAGTAACTCGCGCTCGACCCAATGCCCACACTTTCCTAACTTCTAACGCTGGAGATGCGTTTAGCACAGTTCTAAACCAATTAAGAGAACGAGCCTTAGACAACCCACCTAAGTCTTTCGGGTTCTATGAATACTCAGCGCCTCAATACTGCAAGATAGATGATCCTAAATCTTGGGCGCTTGCTAACCCTGCGCTTGGTTATCTGGTCACTAAAGAGACCTTAGAGGAGTCAGTAGCCACTAGCCCTATCGAAAATACGCGCACAGAGTTGCTTTGCCAATGGATCGACTCCCTTAGCAGCCCTTGGCCTCATGGCATTCTTGAGGAAACTTCTAACAGCGAACTTCAGATCCCGCCCGGCGGATATACAGTCTTTGGGTTCGATGTATCACCTTCAAGGCGCAATGCTTCACTCGTTGCTGGTCAGATATTGCCAGACGGAAAGATCGGCGTAGGTATCTTGCAGACTTGGGAGTCAGCAGTCTCGGTTGATGATCTAAAGATCGCAGCTGAGATAAAGGCTTGGTCTGATCAGTATCGACCTCGGCAGATCTGCTATGACAAGTACACAACCCAGTCGATCGCAGACAAGTTATCAAATGCGGGTTGCATGGTTCAAGACATATCAGGCCAGCAGTTCTATCAGGCCTGCGGAGACCTGCTCGATGGTCTAGTAAATCACCGTGTAGTCCATAACGGACAAGCCAACCTAATGCAGCAGATGAATAACTGCGCAGCTAAGGTTAATGACTCTGCTTGGCGTATTGTTAAAAGAAAATCGGCAGGCGATGTGTCTGCACCGATCGCTTTGGCAATGGTTGTGTCCATGTTAATGAAACCACAACAGGTAGCGGCTATTTACGCGGGTTGACCTACATGTAGTGTATAATTGCACTCTATGGGTATCCTTTCGCGCCTTACAGGTGCAACATCATCGCCAACTATTGAAGCGCAAGCTGCTCCGCAAGTTCTCGGTGAGTATTCTCCTTATGCGATGCCATTTCAGTTTGCCTATGTGGGTCGCACAGAAGCCATGGGCGTACCAGCGTTAGCCAGATGCAGAAACCTTTTAGCGGGAACTATCGGCACAATTCCTCTGGAGTTGTATAAGAAGTCAACTGGTGAGGAACTTGGTAAGCCACTATGGCTTGATCAACCTTCTTACTCACAACCTCGTTCAGTAACTATTGCTTACACAGTTGACTCGCTTCTATTTTATGGCCAAGCCTTTTGGCAAGTTGTCGAGACTTACCAAGAGGACGGTCGCCCTTCTCGCTTTGAATGGGTTGCTAACTCTCGCGTAACTGCAACACTCGATCGAGATAATGTCTATGTAAAGTCCTATGCAGTTGACGGCACAACCGTACCAATGGACGGCCTTGGATCACTTATTACATTCCAGTCACTAAGCGATGGCATCTTGAATACCGGCACTTCAACAATTCGCGCAGCCCTCGATGTTCAGAAGGCCGCGGCTATTGCTGCTGGCACTCCAATGGCAACTGGTTACCTAAAGAACACAGGCGCAGATCTACCACCAGCAGAAGTTCAAGGATTACTAGCTGCTTGGAAAAATAGCCGCAACAACCGTTCAACTGCTTATCTGACTTCAACTTTGAGTTATGAGTCTGTTGGCTTTAGCCCTAAAGACATGATGTACAACGAGGCTATTCAGAACCTAGCTACTGAAATCGCTCGCCTCTGCAATGTTCCGCCTTACTATGTTTCAGCAGATCAGAACACCACAATGACTTACGCAAATGTCCAGGACGAGCGCAAGCAGTTCCTAACACTATCTTTGCAGCCATTCGTGTCAGCGATCGAGGATCGTCTATCTATGGACGATATCACCGCTCGTGGAAACATCGTCAAGTTTGATATCGACAAGAACTATCTACGCACAGATCCGATCGTAGAACTCCAGATCATTCGCGAACTTCTTGACCTTCAACTAATTACCCAAGATCAGGCCATGGAAATGACTGACTTAACTCCTAACGGAAGCGGTGAAATGCAATGAACGAGATGTTGACATTCTCGGCAGAACTTACAGCAGATAGCGCAGCGCGCACTATCTCTGGCAAAATAGTGCCATTCGGCGGCGAAGTTGGAAACACTTCCGCCGGTGCAGTTGTCTTTGAGCGCGGTGCGATAAACATCTCTGACACCAGCAAAGTCAAACTCCTATTGGAACATGACCCAAAACAGCCTATCGGTCGCGCTCAATTCTTTAACGAAACAGATGAAGGGATCTTTGCTTCTTTCAAGATCTCTAAGTCATCTCGCGGCACAGATGCTCTCATCGAAGCAAGCGAGGAACTTCGTACTGGTCTTTCAGTCGGAGTTATGGTCAATGCAGCAAAGCCTAAGAATGGCGTGTTGTATGTATCGAGCGCTGACCTGCTCGAAGTAAGTTTGGTACAAGCAGCGGCATTCAAGTCTGCGGCAGTAACCGATATAGCGGCATCACAAGATGAAGTCGCTGAACCTACCCAACCAACAGAAAGCGAGACAGCCACCGTGGAAGAAACCACTTCAGCAGTCGAAGCAACACCTACAGTTGAGGCTGCCGCAGTTGAAGCTGCTCGCCCTGCTGTAACAGCAATGGCTTACTCAAAGCCACGCATTGAACTAACTGCAGCAAAGTATGCAGAAAACACTATCCGCGCAGCGCTAGGTGATGAGTCAGCTCGTCAATATATCCTTGCAGCAGATAACACAACTGACAACGCTGGTCTCGTGCCAACTCGTCAACTTTCAGAAATCATCAACCCACTCGGTACAACTATCCGCCCATCGATCGAAGCGATCTCACGCGGCGTTCTACCAGATGCAGGTATGACTTTCGAAATCCCTAAGATCACACAGATGCCAACTGTTGCTATCACAGCAGAGGACGCAGCATTCTCAGATACAGACCAGAACTCATCATTCCTATCTGTTGATGTTAAGAAGTACGCCGGACAACAGACATTCTCTGTTGAATTGCTAGATCGCACATCACCAGCATTCTTTGATGAACTGATCCGCAACATGGGCGCTGCTTACGCAAAGGCCACAGATGCAGCAGTTAACGCAGCGATCATCGCAGGCGCAACAGCAGATGCAACAACTACAACAACATATCCAACAGCATCAGAATTGCTAGGAATTGTTGCTCGCGGTGCTGCTTCTGTTTACAACGCAACTCTCGGACTTCCAAACCCATTCGCTCGCAACATGATCGTCAACACTTCACAGTGGTCAAACATCATGACACTCAACGATGCAGGCCGTCCTATCTACACAGCATCAAACCCAATGAACGCAGGCGGAGCAGTAACTCCAACAGCGCTTCAGGGCAATGTTGCAGGACTCAACCTATTCGTAACACCTAACACAGCTGCTGGAACTGACACAGACGGATCTATCCTCATCGTCAACCCAGATGCTTACACATGGTACGAGTCACCAAACTACCGTCTCCGTGCAGAGTCAACAGCCGCAGGTTCTATCACCATCGGTTACTACGGCTTCGGTGCTATCGCTACTAAGGTCGGCGCTGGCGCATTCAAGAACAACAAGGCGTAATTAACGCTCACTAAGTCGCTGGCGGGGTAGTGCCCTTCTACCCCGCCAGTCTTTAGAAAGGATAAAAGCATGGCATTGACTACAGTTGCAGAGTTGCGCACAGCCCTTGGCGTTGGCACTCTCTATGCTGATGCAGTCTTGCAGCAGGTCTGCGATGCAGCAGACAATGTTCTGCTTCCTTTTATCTGGTCTAACACTCTTTCAATTATTGGGCATAGCAACACAGCCAGCACCGGCACTTCTTACTTTCAAGACTCGATCGCAGATGTTCTATATGTAGGAGAGACCGTAGTGATCTCAGGCGCAGGATCCAAGCACAATGGATCTAAGACAATTACTGGCAAGACTGATCACTCAATTACTTATGCAATAACTGGCAACAATAACGCGGTAACACCACGCCACCCGATCAACCCTTACGGCCTTCTTTCAGCCGAGACTTATCTCGACCCAGCAACAGTTCCAGCGATCCAAGAAGCTGCGCTAATGATCTCGATCGATATCTGGCAGTCTCGCCAAGCGCCTTCAAGCGGTGGCGTTACAGTTGACGGATACGCTCCAAGCCCTTATCGCATGGGTAATACTTTACTTGCTCGCGTTCGTGGCTTACTTGCACCTTACCTAGATCCGCGCTCGATGGTTGGCTAACCATGACAGCAGCGATCTCAACACTTCGCGCAACTATTGCAGCAGCGCTAGTCGATAACTCACTTTGGTCAGTATTTTCATTCCCGCCTGCAACGCCTATTGTCAACAGCGTAGTAATTAGCCCGGCGGATCCTTATGTAACGCCTAATAACAACGGCTATAACACTATCGCGCCTTTGGCCAACTTTTCTTTAAACATCTTTGTGCCGCTTCTCGACAACGAGGGCAATTTAAATGGAATTGAGGAAATGCTAGTTGCTGTGTTTAACAAGTTAGCAGCTTCCTCTATCGTCTATAATGTAGGAGATGTGAGCGCCCCAAGCGTTCTCAATGCTGCATCGGGCGATCTTTTAACCTGCTCAATGCAGGTGTCAGTCCTAACGAGTTGGAGTTAATTATGTCCGAGTGGGAAAAAGAGCAAGAAGCCTTCCTGATTAAGATCGGGCAGGTAGCACCAGCAGCACCAAAACCATCTACCAAGAAAGACGAGGAATAACCTAAATGGCAGTATTCTTAAACAACAAGGTCGGCGTTAAGGTTAACTCTGTCGATCTTTCAGACCATGTCACATCAGTAACACTCAACCGTTCATTCGATGAACTTGAAGTAACTGCAATGGGTGACTCAGGCCACAAGTTCGTTAAAGGTTTGGAAGCATCATCAGTAACGATCGACTTCCTGAACGACACAGCTGCAGCAAATGTCCTAGCGACTTTGCAAGCTGCTTGGGGTACAAGTGTGACCATCGTTCTCCTTCAGGAAAAGGGAACAGCAGTCTCAGCAACCAACCCTCTTTACACAATGACTTGCCTAATCAACAACACAACCGATATTAACGGTACTGTCGCTGATCTTGGCACACAGTCACTCACATTCAATGTGAATGGCACAGTTGCAGTAACAACAACCGGCACATTCTAAGCAATTAACTAAGGGGCAAAGCATGGCAAAACTAAAGGTAACAAGGGCAGATGGAAGCGTTAACGAGTACCAGATCACACCAGCGATCGAGTACGCCTTCGAGCAATATGCAAAGAAGGGCTTCCATAAAGCCTTTAGAGATGATGAAAAGCAGAGCGATGTTTATTGGCTTTGCTGGGAAGCAATTCGTAGGTCGGGTGAAACCGTAAAACCCTTCGGAGAGTCATTCCTTGAGACATTGACGCGAGTTGAGGTCTTAGACGATGACCCTTTGGAGTAACGCGGGAGTCCTTCACCTATCTCGTAGCGAGACTATCGCTTGAGACTGGACTCTCGCCCCAAACTTTAATTGAACTAGATCACACAATGTTCAGGACTTTACTTCAAGCCCTGAAGGACAGAGCAAAGGAGCAGAGCGATGCCAGTCGAGCTAAAAGGCGCAGATAAACTTCGCAAAGCCCTAAAAGAGTTCGAACCAGATCTAGCAAAGAAAACAACTAAAGAGATGGCTGCTGCGCTCAAGCCAATTACTAACAGAGCGCGTGGCTTCTTGCCATCTAATGATCAGATGCTATCTGGCTGGACTTCAGCTAGTTCATCAAGCGAGACTGCTAAATATCGTGAGTTCCCTAAATACGATCAAGGCGAAGCCAAGCGTGGAGTTAAATACTCAACACGCCCATCTAAACCTAATCAACGCGGTTTTGTATCTCTGGCTCGCATCGTCAACACTTCCGCCGGTGGAGCGATCTACGAAACAGCGGGGCGCAAAAACCCTAACGGACAAGAACGCGGTGGCAGAACACTTGGTTACAGCGGTGGCCGCTTTGGCGTTGGTTCGATCACAGAAGTCTGGGCTTCTGGCAAAGATATTAACAAGTCGCTCAACCCTAATGCTGGCAAGCAGTTTATCGCTAGAGCAAACGCAACTGGTCAACTGGTCAACGCTCGACCACGCCAGCAAGGCCAGCGAGGCCGTGTATCTCGTAAGATGACAGGACGCGTGATCTTTAGAGCATTCTCAGAGGATCAAGGCAAGGTAACGGCAGCAGTAGTAAAAGCCATCGGCAGTTCTGCCATTGAGTTTAAAGCAAAGACAGGTGCTAAATAATGGCTGATCTAAAGATAGATATTGCTTCGGTATTCTCTGGTAAGAAAGCCTTTGCAGATGCCGCTAAGTCCACGATCAACCTTAACTCTCAGGTCAAGAACCTTGCTAAATCCTATCTAGGGCTATTCACAGCGCAGCAATTAGCGCGCCGCAGCTTCGATGCTGCCAAAGCCTTTGCAGCCGATGACAAAGCGGCAAGAGTATTAACACAGTCTTTAAACAACTTAGGCTTAGCCTTTGCGGATCCTTCAGTTCGCACCTTTATTGCTGATCTTGAGAAGCAGTTCGGTGTCCTTGATGATCAACTTCGCCCGGCCTTTCAGAGACTATTGACCACGGTGGGATCAGTCAGCCAAGCCCAAGATTTATTACGCACGGCACTTGATCTCAGCGCAGCAAGCGGTGCAGATGTTGTATCGGTAGCAGGCGATTTATCTAAGGCTTATGTAGGGCAAACTCGCGCACTTTCTAAATATGGCATCGGTTTAACTCAGGCAGAACTCAAGGCCATGTCCTTCGAGGAAGTCCAGACACGCATCAACGATCTATTCGGCGGACAGGCTACCGTTGCAGTTGATACCTATGCAGGAGCGCTGCAGCGCTTATCAGTTGCAGGCAATAACGCTAAAGAGATTATTGGTGGTGGCTTACTAGATGCACTTGCAGCCCTTGGCGGCGGTGGAGAAGGTGGACTTACCAACACTCTCAACCTTATTGAAAAGACTTCAACTGCACTTGCTACTTTCGTTCGCCGCTTCGGTGTTGGCGTTGGTCAATTAGCAGCCCTAGCGCGTGGAGACTTGCAAGCCTTCCGCGCAATAGGTGAAGCTGAGATGAACCGAGGAATTGATCGCTCAGGCATCACTCCAGCAATTCGAGCAGAATTAACTAAGGCGGCGGCCGACAAGGCAGCAAAAAAGAACCGCGATGCTTTGCTTAAGACAACTAAAGAGCAGACTAAGGCGATCAAAGAGCAGACAGCGTTGCAGAAGGCTGGAACTCTATTCGATATCCAGCAGACTCAGATCATCGCTGCACTCAAGGGCGATATCTCATCTGAGGAACGCAAGCGCCTAGAACTGCAACTGGCTATCTTGACCGGCAATACTTCAGAGGCTTCTAAACTCGCTGGAGAACTAGCCAAGTCTCAAGGACTATCACAGCAACTAGCTGCTTATTTAGCCAGCCTTCCAGATGCTAAAAACCCATTCACAGCGTGGAAGTCTTATCTCGACATGATCGAAGCGCAGGTTGGTCGCATTGCCGCTGGTAATGTCCAAGCAGTGCCAACATCGATGGCTTCTGGTTATGGCGTAACTGGCACCCAATATTCTCTGCCACAGGGATCTCAATTTACGACTGATACAGGAGTGGCAGTAACAGTCAATGTCAATGCTGGCTCGATCATTGCCCAAGAAAGTCTCACCGATGTTATTCGCGACAGCCTACTCAATGACTCATTGCAGGCTAAGTTCGCTTCCATATTCCGTCAAGGCGGGTCATTCGGGTAATGGCACTTCCAGCGCAGATCTCCGTATCTTTCGACTTTACTAGCGGCGCTACCTTCGGGTATCCGTTCACTATTGGCGATGAGAAGTACGGCGTACTCGGTACAGGCACACTAGCCTCAACAACTACTCCAGAGCCTACGGTTGATCTAACTCCGAATGTTCGGCAGATCAGTATTAAGCGTGGTCGCAATATCATGCGCGATACCTATGAGGCTGGCACTGCAACTATCAGAGTCTTAGATCCTAATTCTGACTTTAACCCACAGAATGTAAACTCGCCTTACTTTGGCTTCTTGACTCCGCTGCGCAAGTTGCGTGTCTCGGCAACAGTAGGCGGCGTAGGTTACTTTCTATTCTCTGGCTATACGATCGAGTACAAGTACACCTATCCTCAAGGCCAAGAGACAGGCTATGTCGACATAATCTGCTCCGATGCTTTCAGACTTATGCAACAGGCTGGGATTACTACGGTGGCAGATGCCACAGCTGGTCAAGATACCGGCACTCGAATAAACCGCATTCTGTCGCAAGTTCAATGGCCTGCTTCCATGCGTACGATCGACACGGGTAATACAACCTGCTTGGCTGATCCTGGCACTTCTCGCACTGCGCTCGATGCGCTAAAGAACGCAGAGTTCTCAGAGCAAGGCGCTTTCTATATCAACTCTGAAGGAACTGCAATATTCCTAAACCGCACCAATGTAATCAAGAAGTACAACGAGACTCCGATCGAGTTTAATCAGACTACTGGCATTCCTTATAGCAACCTTGTATTCGCCTTTGATGATAAGTTGATTATCAACAGCGCTGGCATGACTCGCGTAGGCGGCACTCAGCAAGTATCAGAGAACTCAGCCTCGATCGCTAAATACTTCCCGCATCAGTTAAATCAAAGCAATTTGGTAGCCCAGACAGATGCAGACACACTAAACATAGCCAAGATTTATGTGGCAACTAGAGCTGAGACCACGATCCGCATCGATGCGATGACGGTTGATCTGCTCGATCCAGCAGTTCCAACTGCCACCATGTTGGCGCTTGACTACTTCTCTAATCTAAAAATCACGAATGTTCAACCAGATGGCTCAACCATCGTTAAGACTTTGCAAGCGCAAGGACTGGACTGGAATATCACGCCCAATTCCATGAAGGTAACTGTGACAACTCTCGAACCGATCGTTGAAGGGTTCATCATCGGCTCGAACATATCAGGTATAATCGGCACTAACATAATGGCGTACTAGGAGATATAAATGGCAACAGGCTTTCCATCATCGACAGGCGATGTTCTTAGCGCGGCTATGTACAACGGCTTGGTCAACTTCACGACTTCGACCAACACAAGCGATTACACAGCAGTCCTAAATGACCAATACCAGACACTAGAGATCATGAACAAGGCAACCGCTATCGCCTTTAAGATCCCTACTAATGCCTCTGTAGCCTTCCCTATTGGCACAGTTATTACCGTTCTTAATATTGGCGCTGGCCTCTGCACCATCTCTGCGGTCACGCCCGGCACAACCACAGTCCTTTCAGCAGGGGCAGTCGCAGCTAGTCCAACCGTCGCTCAGTACAAGTCAGCAGCCTGCATCAAGACTGCAACTGATACTTGGTACATCGTGGGGGCTATTGCCTAATGCTCAACAACATCGCCGCTTTACTTGATAGCGGAGCAGTTGCCGCTGTCGGCGATTATGAGTCTATTGCTACCGCTAACGGTACTGGGTCGAGCGGAGTAATTACATTTTCATCTATACCTTCAACCTATAAGCATATTCAGATTAGATATATTGCAAGATCAACCTCTGGGGCTGACGGTTTTATTACTTTGAACGGCTCAACTTCTGCTTCACGCCGCCATTGGGTTTCAGGCGATGGCAGTTCGGCAGGTGCTGCATCAGATGCTTTAGGTTATGTAGTACCAACCGCAGGCAGTTCAGATGCTGCGAATATCATGGGAGTTGGAGTAATAGATATCCTTGATTATGCAGATACTAATAAAAATAAAGTTACTCGAACACTAGGTGGAATAGACAGAAACGGTAGCGGCTATGTAATTCTGTTTTCTGGTCTGTGGATTACTACTTCTGCTATCTCTAGCCTTTCAATAACTGCCGCCTCTGGCAGTTGGAATACTGCAACTACCTTCGCGTTGTATGGGGTCAAATAATGGCTAAAACTTATGAACCGATAGCGACTACAACACTTGGCAGCGTTGCTAGCAGCGTTACTTTTTCTAGCATAACTGGAACTTACACAGACTTATTGCTAGTTATTGCAGTTAAGCAAAGCGGCACACCTCAAAGGTGGACTAGCATCAGATTAAACTCCGATAGCGGTACAAACTATTCATACACAAGCCTTGAAGGTAACGGTTCAACTGCTGGCAGTTACCGAGAAAGCAACCAAACTCGCGGCGCAATTAACTTCAAAACTTCCCCTACTGACTGGGGTCAAAACACAGTTCACTTCCAAAACTACAGCAACACGACCACTTTTAAATCTTGGATAAGTCGCGGAGATGCAGCCGCACAAGGTCCAGTTGCTATTGCTGGTCTATATCGCTCTACCTCTGCAATTACTTCTATGTTAATTACTTTAGAAGGATCAGGGCAAAACTTCGATACTGGCTCAACCTTTACCCTATACGGAATTAAGGCGGCATAATGGCAACTTATATCCAAATTGGAAGCACCGTAACCGTTGGCGCAGGTGGGGCGGCAAATATTGACTTTACTTCGATCCCTAGCACTTACACAGATTTAGTAGTTAAAGTCTGTGGCAGAACAAACAGAGCAGCGGTCTTTGACGATATTTTAATTTCGTTCAATGGTAGCACCGCTTCTTTTACGGGTCGCGAACTTTACGGCGACGGCGCTGCGGCTGCTTCAATTACAACCGCTAGAGCCGCAAGCATAGCCACAGGCGCTAACGCAACAGCCAGCACCTTTGGTAACTCCGAAATCTATGTACCAAATTATGCAGGATCAGCCAATAAATCTTTCAGCGTAGACGGCGTTCAGGAAACTAACGCGACTACTGCTTATGCGATCATGATCGCTGGTCTATGGTCAAACACAGCGGCAATTAACCAAGTGACTCTAACGCCTTCTGTTGGCACTTTATTTTCTCAATATTCAACCGCTTCACTCTACGGCATATCTAAATCATAGGAGACAAACATGGCAGACACAAAGATAATCGTTAACTGCGAAACAGGCGAAGTTTCCGAAGTAGAACTTACAGCCGAGGAAATCAAGCAGCGCGAAGCAGATGCGATCGCTTACGCAAAGGCGAAGGCAGACGAGGAGCAAGCAGCAGCCGAGAAGGCCGAGGCTAAGGCTGCTATCGCAGATCGCTTAGGGCTAACTCCAGATGAATTGGCGCTATTGTTTGCATGAAGCCAAAACTATGCAAAGCCGGTGCGCAGTTAAGGGAGCAGTTTGATGACTGCTTCAGCGATCGTGATCGTACCTCGGACGGCTGGATCGGCGATAGTCGGCACTCAGCTCGTAAGTCTGACCATAATCCAGATGCACAGGGCTGGGTTCGTGCCATTGACATTGACCGCGATCTATCCGGCAGACCTAAGCCCGACCTCATGCCCGATGTGGCAGATCAACTTCGTCTCTTGGCAAAGTCTGATAAGCGCATCTCATATCTCATCTTTGACGGCAAAATTGCAAGCGCCAAAAGCGCTTGGCGCTGGAGAACTTATACTGGGATTAACAAGCATCGCCATCATCTCCATGTCTCGTTTAGCATCAAAGGCGATAACGATGGTTCGTTCTTTAAAGTACCGTTACTAGGAGGCACAGCATGAATATGAAAAACCCTTACCTACTCACAGCAGGTGCGTTCCTATCTGCTTGGGCAGCTTCTAACTTTGCAGCAGATTACCGCTCGATCCTTTGGGCTGTTCTTGCTGGGGTCTTTGGATATGCGACACCTAAACGATGACTCAGACGGACATGTTAAATCTCTATATTGCCACACTTGCGATAGTGGGTGGCTTGGCTGGTTATGTGATCACGCACTTGCTGTCGGAGATTAAGCGACTCAATACGCGTGTCGATGAGATCTACAACATACTCTTAGAGCGATAATTTAATCATGGCGCGTAAGAAGGCTATCGACTTAGAGGCTTACTCTATGCTCGATCAGTACTGCATCGGGCTAAATGAGTATTACAAATCGCTAAGACGAGCAGGTTTCTCACCAGAGATGTCTCTGGCTATTTTGCTTGAACCTTTAACTTATCCTGCCACTATCTTGCCAACACCTAACTGGCTTCCTAACTTGCCCGGCGAGATCCCATACGATGATGACGATGAGGATTAACAATGAAAAGAACTGTAATCGTTCCAGATCTACAGGTTCCATATCACGATGAAGTTGCTGTCCGCAATGTTGCAAGTTTTATTAAGGCATACCGTCCAGATAGCGTTATTACACTTGGAGATGAAATCGATCTCCCGCAGATCAGTCGATGGACAGAAAATACACCGGGCTGGTACGAGCAGACACTAGCTGAGGATCGAGACCAAGCGGTCGAGGTTCTTTGGTCTTTGGTCGAGCATTCTAAAGAGGCTCATATGATCCGTTCTAATCACACAGACCGTCTTTACAATGTGATCATGAAAAAGATCCCAGCGTTCTTGGCATTGCCAGAGTTACGCTTTGAGCGCTTCATGCGTTTAGATGAATTAGGGATTACCTATCATAAGAAGCCATACGCCTTTGCTAAGGGCTGGGTAGCAGTCCACGGAGACGAGCAGGGCATAAATCCTAACGCGGGTCTTACAGCCCTTGGAGCGGCTCGTAGGCACGGTTTAAGCGTGGTCTGCGGTCACACTCACAGAG